GTATGCCTGGAATTGCCCCTGCATCTTTGTCCTTATCTTTTCCATCAATAATTCCAATACCTTCGACAATTGCATTGTATACTGCCTTGTCCTTACAGAACTTTTCAGTAGTATCTACGAGCCAATCAAAGTCTACATCTGTAGACTTCAATGTTTTGATGACCTCTACAACCTTGTCATATTCCGTATCGTTTAAATCTCTTCTACCTTGAACCTCAATCTCTAGCGATGTCTGTGTTGGTATCTTATTGTATTTGTCAACAAACTTAGTGATCTCTTCAAATATGGTACGCTCTGTCTTGTCAGAGAAATATTCCTTCTTAATAAAGGGGATTACCTTACGTGCATACTGCTCGTTTGTCACAAGCTGTGTAAGTGCTGTTCGTTCAATCGTTGTATTCAAGATTACCTACCTTTAACTGCTCGTCTAGAATTTCTACCAAAATGTCTCCTAAAGTGTTTCTAAAATCATCTGATGATTCTAAATCTTCTTGATCATACCCATTATAATCTACAATATTGTATTTGAAAGACAGGGGCATATTACCGTTCTCATCTTCATTCTCAGCAACAGATACTTTTCCATACTGATAGATGATACCCTCGTATTTTCCCTGTGTAACCATAATAGAGGCCCACTCTTCTTTACCTCTCGACACATATGTGTAGTTCTCTGGCATCTATTATTCTCCTGCCAAGAAATCTAGAAGATTTCCAGACATTTCTGCAGCTGCCTTACCAATAGGTTTTTCAGTCTTACCAGCAGCACCTATAGTTGCAAGTCTCGTATCAGTATATGCAGTAATCGAGTATCTTGTACCTTCTCCCTTTATTGGGGTTACACCATGTAAGGTATGGCTATCAAACAACGCACAAGTATTATCTGGAATATCCACCGCAATTCCATACTGTGGAAATGTGAGTAATGCACCAGAATACTCACCATCCTTAAACACAGCCATGGTTGAAAGTCCTTCTGGATAATCACCAGAATCTATATGTGCAGACATAGCTCTTGATTGACTCTCATTATATTTGTTAGCAGACATGGTTGTAACGATACTGTCTTGTATCCTATGTCCTTCTTTTATGTGTTCTCTAGCCCAACTCTTTTGACGATTATACATTTCTGGATTGGCGAGTTCAAATGCTTTCTCATTCCAATATGGCAGTGTTTGTAGATTTTCCCATTTATCAGTGTTATCATTGCACCACCCAGATGTACCTATCGTTCCAGTAAATCTACCTCTTTTATACCCTATCATAATTGAATGGATTTCGTTTCCATATGCAATCATTCCCCACTTACCAGATTTAGTTTTTATAAAGTATGAATTTTCTGTTCTTAATTTATAATCTACATCTTTAACAAGACCCTTTTTTAACATATCTTCTTCAAGTACAGGCCCAGATGCATTTGCCCTCATGGTTGATACATCTGTTATTGATGCAAGTGTGTTTCGTAACAAATTGTCATCATCGTATGCATTTCTTATAAAGTATGCAAGTGGAACATCACTGCCGTCCAGAGCTGCAGTTGGTTTCATGATACCAGTATTCTCTGTGACTCTTATGACTGAATCATATGAGCTATCGTCAAGAAACTTACCTTTCCACTTATCTTCTACTTCTTTTTTACCTAAATCATATGTTAGATTTATTTTTTTCATTGTGCGGCTCCAATACCTTTTCATATATAGATTCTGCAAGATTTTTCATCATCATAGGAGCAACCATAAGTCCTATTCTTGCGAGTTTTTCATTCAACGTACCTGTATTGATATAGTCCTCTGGTAGTGTCATGATTCTTGCAGATTCTTTTGTTGTGTATCCTCTATCCTCTTCTGGATGTAGATGCACTGCAAGTGATGTCATTAGTCCTTGCTCAGATAGAGTATGTGATGCTTGGTTCCACGGTACTCTTCTTGACTGAAAAAATGAGTTCTTTCTCTCAGGTATACTCTTACCCCACTTCTTTCTATGTGCAATCACCTTATCATACCAAGGAGTTACAGCGTGATCACCTACTGAAATAACTTTTTCTGGATTCTTTGGTAATCGCTTTAACCATTTATGTTTTGCAGACTTCTTCATGAGTTCACGTAACTCATATGCCTCTGCGCCATTCTCATTGTCAAGTGTTAGATCACCAATTGCATCCTCTACAGTTGGCTCTTCATTCGCACCCTCTGGATATATGGAATTTATTAGCATCCAAGGCATACCAATATCATCCAGCACATCATTACGTACTGACACGATAAACACTCTCTGACGTTTCTGTGGCACTCCAAAGTGTATACCATTAAGTACCTTATATGTAGTGGTATATCCTTCCTTCTCAAAGTCCTCACACATACGATCTAGATGCTGCTTTGCATAGTCCATAGTCAGACCCTTGACATTCTCACATATAACGACCTTAGGCTTCATCTCACCAGTTATGCGTATCATCTCCCATGTCAGGTCTTCGATATTCTTTTGCTTCATACCGTATGCAACCTTCTCTTTGTTCCAACCCTTCTTCTTAGTACCAGACATAGAAAAAGGTGGGCATGGTGGAGAACCATCCAGTATATCTAACTCACCTACTTTGATTCCTGTCATCTCCATAATCTGCTTACCAGTGACATTCTTAATATCACCACATATATGAGGAGTGTCTGGCCAGTTTGCAAGATAGGTATTTACTGCGACCTGTTGAAACTCATTGACGAAACGACAATCACCACCAGCCAGTTTATAGCCACATGATGAACCACCACCGCCTGCAAAGAATGAGATGTATGTGAACCTTTTACGATCAGCTGACTTCTCTAAATCGTCTAGTGTATATCGTTTGTATCGTGTCAACTAAAAAACTCCTCTAGTGATCCCTGCTCTCCGTAGGAACTGTCGATTAACCAATTCATCTTCTCTACAATAAAGTTTAGTGGTTGAACAAAACTCTTATTGAATTGTTCATCATAGTCTATTACACTCAAAATGTCAAGTTCCTTTGGAAACTCTGCTGGAAAAGAAAATGCAGATGCAGTATAGATATTTGGTTGTTTAAGGTTGATAAACTTAATCTTGTCACCCTCTTGAATAAATGGATACTTGTTCTCTAGTTTGTGTTTCTTAATCAGGTGATTGTAGAGTATGGCTCCCTTGACATGGATAGGAGCGCCCTTTGCAAACAGAGATGACTCACCAGTGAACTTCTTTACACCGTTGCAACTACGTGGAAATGCAATCTCTTCTGGTGACAACTTCATAAACTCCTCACGAAACTTCTGTATAAAGGTATTTAGCATTTTCTCATCACCCGTCATCAGGATGTTCATTGCCCCCTTAATCTTGTCTCTACATGGAGCAGGAGTTGAACTCTTAACCGCTTCGATACCCATCATCTTGAGTTTAGGTTCTTTATACCTCACACCTTCGATATCCCAGCAGTTGAGGATATATCGTTTCTTCGCAGTCCATATACCCTTGTCTGCAATCACCTCTCGTTTCATGACCATCTTCTGGTCATACGCATTTACGACTTTAGCAAGGGACTGATAAGATTTGTCAATAAACGGTTCAATTTTATCAGTGGCAATTTTATCCAGAAAATTGACGATGGTTTCTGGAGATGGATTTCTGTCGCCAAAAGACTTAGATATAAGCGTATCAAAAGTGATGTATACAGAATCCGTATCCGATGCAATAACATAATCTTCTTTCTCAGTTCCGATAATCTTGTTGAGATAGATGTTAAGAGCCTTCTCAATCCATCGTATGGATAACTGACCGCTTGTTGTAATACCTTCAGCGTTTCTAAGATCAAAATAGCGAAACCAACTATTCCCAATAGCACCATACGCACTATTAAGGGATATCTTTTTGGCCAACTGAATATTCTCATACCTTGAGATATCCTTGAGATACTTTTTATCCTTAGTGTCCTCATAGTCCTGTTGAGCTTGTAACATAAGCTTTTTATATTTGACACGATCATTATAGATAGTCTCCATTAATTCTGGAAGAAAACCACGTTTATCTTTTCTGTAAAATGCACCATTAGGCGTCATACAATAGTTTGTAGTATTCTTTACCTTACCATCAAGAATCTTATCAACCATGTCATCAGGCACTTTCTCATTAGATGGTATAAGTGTCTCTGGTGATATATTATACTGCATGATAAGGTGTGGATATAGTGAGTTCAAGTCGAACGACATAATCCACTTATGCATACCCACTTGAGGGTCTTTTACATATGCACCCTCAAACTTATCAAACTTCTCTGCTGGTTTCTTTTGCGGTATAACGATGTTCTTTTCTTTGAGATAGTTGTATATAAGAACATCCCAATACCTCACAGCGCCAAGAACGTCTGTGTAGTTCACCTTTGCATCATACGCCATCGTAAGACATAGTTCAATCAACTTCATCTTATCTTCTAGCTTATCAACGATCTCAACGTCTTGTATGTTGTATTCAATGAATGACTGAAAATCTTTCTGATACCACTCACTAAATGTATTGTATGGATTACCATCCTTACTCTCGCCAAGTTCTACCTTTGCAATGTGATCCAGACGATAGGACTCTTGTGCGCTATACGTAAACTTTCGATACAGGTCAAAGTAATCAAGAGCGGCGACACCTTGCATATTATATGTTTGGTGGTTCCGACCCATCTTATAAACTTCTCTTTCTTGGACACTGCCCCAAGGAGAAAGACGTTTTAGTTCATCGTCACCAAATAATTTCTTGATACGATTACAGATATATGGAATATCAAAGAACTCTGTATTCCATCCAGTGATGATATCTGGCTGATGTTTTTCCCAGAATATCATGAACTCTTTCAGTAGATGCAGTTCACTCTCACAATGAACATAGGTAACGTCTTCACGATCAGTGGTGAACTCACCAACACCCCACACCACGATCCTTTTACTCTGATGATTTTTGATGGTAATAGACAGCATTTCCTCTTCAGCAAGCTTGGGGTCTGGAAATCCGTTACTACACTGCACCTCAGCGTCTAATGTGACAATGAGTATATCATCCAAGTCCCAATTGACAACACCAGTATAGGTATCAGAGATGTAATTGTATGCAAACTGTGTATTACCATAGACTAACTCAGGTTGAGACTTATGACTTTCAACCCATTCCTTAGCCTCTTTGATATTGTCAAACTCTATAGGTAAGACAGGAACACCATCCAATGTCTTATATCCTGTCTCTTGCTGTACAGGAGAGAATAAAGTTGGACGGTATTTTATTTTAAAATTCTGACGTTCACCATTAATGACAGCACGACAAAATAATTGGTTCCCCCATTGGAGA